ACACTGCATATCGTCGGCAGCGTCAGATGTGTATAAGAGACAGGATAACGATTAAGTTCGCAGGTCAGAGGGCACAACGTGACCTGTTCGTTATGTGATCAGTACAAGGGCTGATAGTTACTCATCAGTACAGGCATTTCCTCAATGTCCACTCTCAGCCCCCATTGGATCATGGTTTCAGGGCCTGTTTCAGCAGGCCTCGCGAGCACACAGCAGTGCAGGTGAGAGCGTGGTTAATAACCACGCTCGGCAGGTGTCAGAGCTGCGCTCTGAGCACCCGTCAGACAGCCTTTCTAAGGGCCTCACAGAGGCCTCTGTGTGTACTCACCCCAAGACAGCCCTCACAGGCTGTCTCAGTGGCTCCCAGTGGCAGTGCAGGGCCATCCCCACGTGCGAGCCGACCTTTCGGGAGGCGAGCACTACTACCGTGCGCGGGAGACACAGGGAATCGAGCGCAGGGACTGCGCTCTGACGTGCTCGATACATCGAGCACTATCAAGCTTTGTTGGCAAGGCCAACAATCACAATCATTAGCAAGGCTAAGTAATTGATGTCAGTCACTGACATCACGTTGATGTAGCAACGTCAACAAACACCTGACAACAGCTTGATAGTGGCCCAACACAGCGTCATACACTCGTCATATGCTTGCCAACCGCTTGATATCAAGCACGAACACAGTACATGTCATCAATATGTCAATGAGTGGGCATCATCAGCATGTCAACAGCTTGCCAATAGGTGGTGATGCTGTAAGGACTGATCGGGGCTTGTGCCCCTTACCGAATCCATAGGTTGACAACCGGCCCTTGTTAAACCATTGCCGTGCTGTGCTGTGCTGCAACCCTCAAACTTTTTGCTAAATCCAAGTTGAGCTGTGTCCACTACGGGCTATATAGCCCGTTACCTGAATTGTAACGGTGAGGTCACTAGATAAGTATACGTTAGTTGGACACACTAGGACACACTGACTCTATTTAGATAACGATTTGGTAACGGTTTTGCATACGACCGTGTAGACCCCCAATTATCACGTACTTATATATAGTGAGGGGTTTATATGGGAGTATCGAGCGGCAGGAGCGAGATACGACCTCCCTCTCGGAAGGGTCGTAAGACCCGCTCGATCCTCCCTAGCAGGCGGGCTTGAGGCCCGCCACTACACAGACAGAAGGCGGCCCTGAGGCCGCCTATACAGTAATCTCTCTCCTTCCTGGTGGAAGTCGAGAGGGGGCGGGGTAAGAGGAGCCCCCTCCTTTAATGGTTCCCCCAAACTTCCACCGAGATACCATAGGATGAATATATGCCGTCTAGGATTGAATGGACCACTGCGGATAAGCAGAGAATTGTGCTTGATAAGCTCGCAGCGGGTTGGTCAGTCGAGCGTGCTTGTGATTTCGCTGGTGTGTCTGTGAAGACGTATGAATACTGGCGTAGTGGTGTCAAGGGAGCCGGCGGCTCCATGAATGCCCGTCAGTTCAAGGATGCGGCAGAGCGCATCCGTGCCAAGCAGTCCGGAGAGCATTTCTCTGAGGTTCCCGACTTCGAGACGTTCTCGAATGCTTACATGGGCAACCGTCTGTTCGATCATCATCTACAGTGGCTGGATCTTCTGGAGGGTCGTGACCCTCGGTCCTTGCACCCGAACCAGACCTATGTCTCCGGACACAAGAATTTGCTTCTGATCAACACACCCCCTCACCACGCTAAGAGTGAGATGTTCTGTCAGAACTATGTAACATGGCGTATTGTGCAGGATCCCAACATCCGTGTGCTTCTGGTGTCCGCTTCTGCGGACCGTGCCAAGAAGAACCTGGATGGTATCAAGAACCGCCTCGACAAGGACATGCTGGTCTACAAGCGTCTGAAGGATGACTTCGCTCCGCCTGAGGGCTACAACAGCAGCAACGCCAAGTGGCAGTCTGACATGATCCTTGTGAACCCGGACATTCGTCCTCGCAATGTTTCCGGCCACCCCACGGTACAGGCTCTCGGTATTCGTAAGAAGATCTACGGTGCTCGTGCCGACCTCATCATCCTCGATGACTGTGCAGACCTTGACAATGCTCATGAGTTCGCGAAGCAGATCGAGTGGATCCAATCTATCATCGGTTCCCGGCTTGAGCCGGGAACAGGTAAGCTTATCATCGTTGGCACCCGACTCGCTGCCCAAGATCTGTACTCCGAGATCCGAAAGCCAGAGTGGTATGTCACAGGCGAATCGCCTTACACTTATCTGTCCCAGCCAGCTGTGCTGGAGATGCGTGATGATCCTAAGGATTGGGTGACCCTGTGGCCATGGACCAATGTTGAGCCTATGGGCCTCGACAAGGTCGAGCCCAATGAGAACGGTCTGTATCCTATGTGGAACGGTCCGGCTCTTGCCGAGAAGCGCAATCAGATGTCAGCGGAGACGTGGTCACGTGTCTACATGCAAGCCCAGATCAGTCAGTCCACAACTTTCACACAATCTGAGATCGACGGTTGTACGAACGGTGGCCGTCTACCAGGTGTTATTGTACCCGGATTCCCCGGTGTGCGTTCAGAGGGTATGGCAGGGCTCTACGTGGTCGCCGGACTCGACCCAGCAGCTACTAACTATACAGCTATGGTTGTCGTCGGGGCGGACCTTTCTACCGGCCGCCGATATCTTCTAGATGTTTGGAATCAACACGGTGCCCTTCCCGCACAGATCAGTGCGGTTATGAAGGAATGGACACGACGTTACGGAGTGAATGAATGGCGAATCGAGTCCAACGCCTACCAGGCTAGTATCCTCCAGGATGAGGACCTGAGCACCTGGATGGCTTCGCGTGGTGTTCGTATGTCCGCTCACACGACAGGAAAGAACAAGTGGGATACTCAGTGGGGCGTCGCTACTATGGCAAACTTGTTCAAGGGATACGAAAGTGGAAACAACGCAATCGAATTCCCATCTCGACGCAATCACTCTGGAATCCAAGCCCTTGTAGAGCAGTTGATTGCCTGGTACCCTACGCCCAACATGAACCGGGCGCCTACCCAGGACTGTGTGATGGCCCTGTGGTTCTGCGAGATCCGCTGTCGTGAACTTCTTGATTTCCAGGACGGCTCTTCCCACTGGGATGCAGGGTGGCTCTCTGAGCGAGAGCGCGAAGAGCAGGTAGTAATCAATATCGACTGGTACCAGGCATCACAGAGCTATGGCGCACAGCCCGCCCTACCAGAGCCAACGATCAGTAATCCGGCAAGGTGGTGGGAAGTTTGACCCGATTCTATGCTCATCCCTGTAAGCACTGTGGTGGGCCTATGGAGTGGACAGGTGCGTTGGGGCTTAAGTTCTATTGCACCACTTGTGCTCCGGAGAAGAAGGATGTTCACCGTCTTCGTCGCTACAAGCTGTCTAAGGATGAGTTTGATGCCATGTATTTTGAGCAGGATGGTGCCTGTGCTATTTGCCGGGCGGGTGGGGCCACCCATGTAGACCATGATCATGCCTGTTGTCCTGGTGAGGTAACTTGTGGTCGTTGCATTCGCGGCCTTTTGTGTGATAACTGTAATCTTGCGCTTGGTCGATTTAAGGACAGCCTACTCACCCTAGCAAGGGCGATTGTGTACCTTGAGGAGTGGGAGGCCTAATGGCCAGCGTCTATGAGATTGCAAAGAAGGTAGCGGCAACTCGACTGCGCCATTATCTGCGTGATGAGCGCATGAACCAGGTGCGAGCTGTACGAGCATCTGAGCTTGACCGTGTTGCCCCCGGCCTTCTGGCCGATGACTTCCCCAAGCCGATCGTATCGAACATCATCAACGTTGCCGCACAGTACTCTTCTGAGCAGATCGGTGTTATGCCGACCGTCTCTTGCACAACTGGTGTGATGGTCAGTGATCGTCAGAAGAAGTACGCTCAGCGTCGTACGCTGATCGCCCACAACTATCTTGAGAACTCCCGTGTCAAGGTCAACCTGGTGGAAGCATCAGACTGGCTGAACACTTATGGTTTCCTGCCCATCGTACTTGAGCCCCATTTCGGTGATGCTTATGCTGAGGCAGGTCCTCGACTACGCTTTGAGAACCCGTTGGGTTGTTACTATGAACTAGACATTTATGGCAACTCCCGCTACTTCTTCAAGGTGTATGACTCCGACGTGGATTCGCTCTGTGCGAAGTTCCCCCATCTAGCATCAGCGCTACGAGCAGGTACCCACGCCGAGAGCAATACAAAGCTCGAACTCGTCAACTATATGGATGACGACGACATCGTGTGGTTCGTCCCTTCCAGGGACAACCTGGAGCTTTTGCGAGTACCCAACAAGTTCACACGCTGTCCGGTGTTCGTAGCTGAAGTACCCAGGTTCGATGATGAGAATCGCGGGGCCTATGATGACGTGATCTGGATTCAGATCGCCCGCGCTGTATTTGCACAGATGGGTATGCGTGCAGCTAAGAAGGCAGTCAACTCTCCGTTGGTTGTTCCCTCTGATGTTGTCAACATCCCCTTCGGTCCTGACCGTGTCATCCGCACCAACAACGGTGAGAAGATTCACTATCCGATTGCCGACATGCCACCTGCTGCTTGGCAGCAGGGAGAGATCCTGAACCAGGACATCACTGTTGGTGCTCGTTTCCCTGAGGGTGCTACAGGCAAGTCTCCCGGTTCCATTGTCACTGGCCGTGGTATGGAAGAGTTGATGGGAACCATCGACTCCAAGGTTCGCACCTACCAGCTCATCATGGGTGACGCTATGCGTCGTGCTATCGGCGCAGCCTTTGAGATGGATGAGAAGTTCTGGCCAGACAAGCAGAGGTTCATTCGTGTTCAGGTTAATGGTCAGCAGTTTGAGGAGACGTACGTACCATCTCGTGATATCGCCGGGGTCTACCAGGTGGATGTCACTTACGGGATGGCCGCAGGCATGGATCCCAACCGTGCACTGGTGTTCCTGTTGCAGGCTCGTGGTGATAAGCTCATTTCCAGGGACTTTGCTCTGCGCCAGTTGCCATTCGACATTAATGTCGACCAGGTTATGGAGCAGATCGACACCGAGGAACTGACTGATGCGCTGAAGCAGATGCTTGCTCAGACGGCTATGTCAGTCCCGGCTATGGCTGCACAGGGCATGGACCCTTCGGATACGCTACAGAAGCTTGCCAAGGTCATGACTGAGCGTGAGAAGGGTATTCCGCTACACCAGGCGGTGCTCACTGCATTTACCCCTCCAAAGCCCCCAGAGGGCGCTCAGTCGCCGCAGCAGGGCCCTCCTGGTATGGGTGGACCTCCTGGCCCCCCAGGAGCCTCACAGGGGCCTCCAGGCCTTGCAGGCGCTGGTGGTGCTCCGCAGATGCCACAGCAGCAGAACATCATGCAGATGCTTAGCGGCCTATCTGGTGGAAGTGGAAACCCAAACCTTCAGGCTAATGTAAAGAGGACAATTCCTACATCATGAGTGACCTAGATCGACTTAAGAAGATTATGGTGTCTCAGGACATCGATGTGAGTGACGAGCGCTTCGTGCGCGCGTTTCGTATTTTTGAGAATCCAGCTGGCTGCGAAATGTGCGGAGCCAGGACCAAGGTTGGTGTCGTAGTTCCCGCTAAGGGCAAGACTCCAGCGCACACTAAGACCGCTTGCTGCGGCGCAAAGGTAGGTTAATATGGCTAGTGCCGGAGGCCAGCAGTTTGCTAGGCCCTCGTTTGATGATGCAGTTCCTCCCACTCCCCCACGTCAGGGAGACAAGGGACCGAACTATTATGTAGATGAGCATACCTTCGAGTCTGGCTCTGTACCAACTAACACTGGTGCTATTGAGTCCAACTGGTCTAGCCTCATTGATGATGATGGTCTGAGTGGCACTACTCTTGATTTCACAGCTATGGCTGGTGGAACTGGTGTAGCCAACAAGGGAATGGGCGAGGGAATCCGTGGATTCCGTTCTGCACCTGTAGGCGGAACCTACAACCCAGGCCAGGGTGCTGGTGCCCCAACACGAGGTACTGAGCGAAGCGGAGCCAGCTAAAAGTGGAAGACGACTTCGATGACGATGCGATGGATGCTCCGGTGCTTGCAGCACCTAAGAAGGGGAATAAGTGGCTAGTCATCGGAGCGTTCTTCGAACTTATTGCTGATCTGTTCAAGTCTCTCTCTAAGTTCTTCGATACGATGACTGATGAGTCTCTGTCCAAGTACCGCTATGAGCGAAACAAGCAAGACTTTATGATCCAGGCATCTCGCGAGATCGAGATGCTAGTCTCAGGAGAGTATGATGCCACAGGCACAGAACCCAGCAGGGGTGAGCGGACCAGGGGCACTGAGTAAGCGCACCGATGGTGGTCCAGCTCAGGCTCTCCGAGATCTGCCAGACTCCAAGTATGGCGAGAATAGTCAGTTCCAGGCACTTCAGCAGGGTGCTTCCCTATCAGCCTCTCCGGGGCCACAGGGTATGGCACAGCCTCTTCCAGGTGGAAGTCCTCAGGGACTTCCTCCTAACCCAATGGCGGGGCAGGTTACTCCTCTGTCTGCTCCAACAGCCCGTCCTGATGAGCCTGTAACCTCTGGTGCGGCTATGGGACCGGGACCTGGTCCTTCTGCTCTTGGTGGACAGCCCGCTCAGGTTGCTTCGCAGGATATGGGAAAGATCAGTCAGTCTCTCCCACTATTCGAGATGTTGGCAAACATGAACGACGCCAACCCATCTACTCGACTCTTCGTCAATCTTCTACGTGGAGCGCCATGAAAATCTGTAGCTCCTGTGCTGAGGCTAAGCCACTAGATCAGTTTTCTAAGAATAGGTCAAAGGCTGATGGCTATAGTGGGCAGTGTAAGACTTGTACAGCCACCTATCGACAGACACGTAAGCCACTGACGAAGGTGAGTAATAGGCGATACAACCTTGCTCGGTATGGGCTTACTCCAGAAGCATACGCACAAATGGTAGAAGAGCAGGGTTATCGGTGTGCCATCTGTGGGCAACCGCAGGACAGCAAGATCTCCAATAACCTGTATATTGATCATGATCACAGTTGTTGCCCTGGTATTGGATCCTGTGGAAACTGCATTCGAGGACTTCTGTGCTCTGGGTGCAACAGTGCTCTTGGCTATGTTAAGGACGATCCCAAGATCCTACAAAGTATGATCTCCTATCTCAAGGGAGCACCATAGTGTCTTCCTCTCTGGCGACTCCGATGAACTTCATGGGCAATGTCCTGGACAACATCCAGCAGGATCCCAAGGCAGCTCAGTTTCCTGAACTTGGAATCGGTGTAGCAGTTGATACCCTCAGGAACATCCCAGTAGACCTTTTCAGCAACATTCCACATTTTCAGTCTGAGGTAGACGATGCCGGATCTCCAGCCCTTCCAGTCGGTAGCTCAGGGAGCTAGTGGTGCCATAGGCGCCTCTGGTGACCTCAACCCTTCTGGTGTAGTTGGCAGCTCTCAGGCTATCGGTACTCCCCAGATTCAGGATGCACAGAATCTAGCAGCTATTACGGCTGCGCAGGAACAGGCAGCTAAGGATCAGGCAGCTCAGCAGCCTGATAAGTCTAAGGGTTGGTCTCTAACCAACCCTTTTCAGGACATCGGTCAGATTTGGCATGATGTTGAGACGCACACAATTGCTCCTGCTTTTCATGCAGTAAACTGGCTGTTCACCAACCTGATCAAGCGTCCCTACACAACTGTGACTCTTTATTCTGCTGAGAATGAGTACAAGGCTTCACAGGGTCACCCGAACTGGTCATGGGCACAGGGCTCTCTATGGGCACAGTCTTGGGATGCGTCGGCCCATATTGGGCCAGGACGTGCTACAGTTCTTGCCGCCAATGACCAGCAGCCTATTGGAGCTTTCAAGCCTCAGTGGTCTCCGGGGCATCAGGTGGTTGATCCACTTAACGTAGCACAGCGTGATCAGTATCTGAATGATCCTAAGAACCCACTGCATATGGGCATGCAGGTTGCATCTGGTGGTACAGATGCGGCTATCGATTGGTATGCTGATCCAAGCAACCACATCACCAAGGCTGCTGGTGTTCTGCGCAACTTGAAGGATGCACCTATCCTGACTACGGATACAGTTGCCCAGAAGCTTGATAAGATCAACTCTCCTGCTGGACAGCAGTTTGATCAGGCTGTAGCTGACGGAAGTCTAGACTTCCAGACACTTGCTGAGCACCCAATGGTCAAGGGATCTCCTTACCGTCCCAACCCCTTCCGCTACACTGAGGCAGCAATGCTTGCTGCTGCTAAGACTCCAGAGGAGTCTAGTCTGATCCGTCAGGTGGCAGCCGGTATTCCACAGTCTTCTGCTAAGGCATTGGATGCGCTGGCCCAGAAGAATCAGGATCTGGCTAACCAGATTTCTAATGCCCTTATGCCTCTTGAAGTTGAGCAGAATTATGCTCTGACTTCCGCCACAGAGGGTGATCGTGATCAGTGGCTACAGAAGGTTGCACAGACTAAGGTCAAGGCTGCACAAGCTCAGATCGATGCCAATGACTTGACAGCTAACCGTCTGTCCCAGATCTTCGGTGCACAGAAGGCTATCACTAAGACTTCTGCTTTGACTAACCGTCTGGCTGAGCTTAAGGGTGCTGGCAAGTATGCCAACACTCGTGATGTGCCTATCGTACATATCTTCCAGAATGCTCGCTACAACTACCCAGTTCGTGTGTATCAGTCGCTGACTGATCGTGTTCCAGGTATGATCAACCACAATGAGGACAACGCTGTTGAGTATGCCCGCACTTGGTTGAACAAGTCTTCCACACTGACACCTGATGAGAAGGTTGACTACGTACAGCGTTATGCGAATGCTACAGTGGCTCAGCGTCAGCAGATGTGGACTACCATTGAGAATGATGTCTATGACAAGGTAGGAACACGCTTTGGCATTGACTCTGGCCAGATGAACAAGATCCTGACTACTACACGTAAGAAGGGTCAGACCATCTATCAGGCTGCGAAGTCTCGTGCCTATGGTGAGTTGAATATTCCCAACATGGACCCACAGGGCGTGCTTCCTACGGCTGATGAGCAGATCATTGCTCATCCGCAACTTATCACCCAGCTTGAGTCTGGGGCTGTACCGCTAGCCAACCTGAAGCAGCTTGAAAACGCGCTAGAGCGCATGCAGGACTCTGGTGTACTTGCACCCCTACGCAATGCGTACGCGTCCTCTAAGGACGCTTTGGGTTATGTTCTGGACAACATCTATGGCCTGTGGAAGCCTACAGTCTTGATGACAGGTCACCGTGCATTCAACCATATTGGTGATGACTTCCTTCGTGGTGTTGCCAAGGTTGGTGCTCTAGCTTCTCTCCGTAACCTTCAGGAGGGAATGCCCAACTTCCTCCGCAACAACACTCATCGTCTGACCAACAACATGATCGTCAATAACGTCATGAGTAAGCATGATCAGGCTATTGGTGTTGCTAAGGCTGATTACGAGGGACTGCTTAACCAGCTGAGGACTCAAAAGGCTCTCGGTCTGAAGACTATTCCACCAGATCTTCGTATCAAGTCTGCGGACATCCTGGCAAAGAAGCAGTACTACACGCAGTTGAAGGGTATGAAGTTTGACTTCGTCCACCCAAACCTTCGTCTTGGTGAGCGTACGTTCACCATTGCAGGCTCTAGCGAGCGCTGGGACGAGGCATTCGGCGGACCCAATGGTGATTATGCCCGCCATGTAACTAGCTCTCATCCTGCCTTTATGGCAACTATTGACGGTGCGTCCAAGATGACGCATGCTGTGCAGATGGCTATGCGTGGACCCGGCTTTGCTACAATCTCTGCGGTTGAGCACCCTGATCGTTACACACCAGCATATGTCCACTACATTCGCAACCAGATGATGCCTGATCCTGTAGCTAGGCAGGTTGTATCCGGTAAGCCTCTAGACGAGGTTGCTCAGTGGATGACTGGAACGTCTCAGGGACGAGCCTACATGAAGGCTCTACACGTTGGTGATCCTGATGTGAAGGTCAATGAGATTGCTTCGATGGTGAAGCAGTACCTTCCATACGACGGTATGCGTGATGCAGCACTGGCTGGCAAGTTCAGTGGTAAGACAGTTGAGCAGTACATGCCAGACGCCAAGGAACGCCCTGACATTAATGCTAACATCGCAGCACTTGTTCACGGTGGTGATGGTCCAAGTAACATCCTGAAACGCTCTACTGAGTGGATGATGGAGATGACCGGCACAATGCCGGATGATATCTTGGTTCGTCACCCCCTATACAACACGCTGTACAAGTCTCGTCTGACAGACCATGTTCAGTCTTGGATCAGTGACACGGGTAAGTCTCTTATCGGCAAGGCTGACAGGGATATGCTGGTGGCGGCTGCTCACGCAGGTGCGCGAGCTGATCTGAAGAACCTTGTCTATGATGTGTCTCGCTTCAACGATATGGGCCACACCCTGAGGTTTATCAGTCCATTCTTCAATGCTTGGTTCAACGCCCTGTCTACATGGTCTAAGCTGATCATGGAGAACCCAGGACTACTTGGGCGTGCCTATCAGGCTAAGCGTGTGGTGTGGAACTCTCCGTTTACGATTGATAACACTACAGGACAAAAGGCCAATGTCAACACGCCGTGGGACCAGACAACGTTTGTGCTTCACATGCCTAAGGCTTTGGCTGGCTCTCTCGGGGGCCTCACTGATGTTCCTATCAATGCTAAGACACTGATCTCTCCAACCTATCTGGATGCTATCGGCAACCCTGGCTTTGGTCCCCTGGTGGCTGTCCCAGCCAACGAGATCGTGAAGACTCATCCTGAGTTGATGAACAATGCAGTAGTCCGCTCCATGCTCAACAACATGGTGGATCAGAACAGCATGCAGCAGCTTCTACCTTCTGGTGCGAATGATGTTGTAGCATTGTCCAACCTACTGGTTGGTAGTCCGGATGCTACTTCGCAGTATGCGAAGACTGCGTGGGCCATCTACCAGGAACAGTACTATGATCACCAGAATGGACAACGCACAGCACCGCCTGACTGGGGTGATATTGAGAATCAGGCCAAGTACCTGACTGTGGTTGATCTATTTGCTAACCGTTTGTCTCCACTAGGATTCAAGCCAGCCCCATCTCATCAGTTCATGATTGATGAGTATAAGCGCATGCAGGCAGCCGACCCTAAGAATGCTCGTCAGAACTACTATGACAAGTATGGCAAGGCTGGCATGGTCTTCACGCAATCACTGTCTACAGACCCTACAGGTATTCCAGCTACAGTGGGAGCATCCGCAGCAGTGAGGCGCTATGCTGATCAGCTTAAGCGCTTCCCGGAATTGGGTGCTGTGATTGTTGGTCCCGAGGGCAACGGTAACTTTGACCAGATGGCCTATGACTGGCAGGTGTCTCAGGGACTTAGACAGAAGCTCTCCCCACAGGATGCTGCTAAGCAGGTTGGCATCAACACTGGTTGGGCTCAATACGGACAGTTGTCCGCACAGACCCAGGCACTGGTTCAGGCTCGTGGGCTTCAGAGTGTCAACGATCCACGTGCTCGTGATATCAAGGCATTGTTGACCAACTTCGTAGCAGCTACGGGAGATCCGCAGGATCCTCGTTACAACCCTGATTTCTACAACAACTATGGTGCATACAACCAGAATGCTTACCAGCTACGTATGCAGGATCTGTTTAAGATTGCTCAGGATCCGGCACTTCTATCGAACCCACTGCGTAGTGACATTCGATCGCTGAACAAGTATGCTCAGTTGCGTGATGTGGTGTACAACACACTTCAGACACGTCAGGCTAAGAAGTTGTCCTCTCCTCAGAACTCTGATCTGGCACAGGAGTTTGATAGTGCCGTTGCTGGCTACATTCAGGCGGACAGCAAGTTCGCTGTGATCTATGATCGATATCTTCGCAAGGATGACTGGCGTGAACCACTTCACTAATGGTAAGGAGTCGTTGTACTAATGCCGCCTAAGATCAAGCAGGATCCAACGACTCCTCCACCAGTCAGTCCAGCACCAGCACCAAGTGGAATCGCGCTGGGGGCAACCCCGGCGGATCCAGGCAATGCTAACGCACCGAACTCGGGCACACCTGCCCTCTCACAAAGTGGCAACATTCAGGTTGATCCTAACACAGGTCTTCCGGTTGCCACTGTTGTGGTAAACGGTAAGCTCATCACGCTTACCTTGAACTCGCAGATTACAGCACAACAGCCTGTTGCTACAGGTACTCGTGTCGATGATATTCAAACCTTTCAGAGTGCTCTGAGCTCTATTCAGACATGGTATGCAAACAATACTACTCGACAGAAGTACATCGAAGAGATGTACGCAGCGGGACTGATCTCTTCTAAGAAGTCTCCCTCTGCTGCTGAGGTTGCGTTCGCGTGGCAGTTGGTTACACAGGAAGCAGCTCTTCAGTATGCCACCGAGGGTAGCCCCTCGGAAATGCGCTCTCCTGACTCTGTTCTAGCACAGGCCGCTAAGGCTGGCTGGAATAATCTCATCGGCGCCAAGCAGGCGCCTGGTGACGTCGGTATCAATGGTACCGGCAACCTAGATAATAAGGTTGATTCTACTTCACAGTCTGAGACTGTGTACAAGTCCTACGTTGATCCTGCTACTGCTATGGGTACACTCGCAGACTCTTACTTCCGTCTGATGGGTCGTAATCCCAAGCCTGGTGAGTACAATGCGTTTCTGACTACTTTGTACAACTACCAGAATGAAGTAAACACCGGTTCGGACAAGACAACAACCAAGAGTCCGGATATCGGGAACAACGTAGATCCTACAACTGGTTTGCCGGTGGACCCGTCTGGAACTACTGTTGGTACGAACACTCAGACAAACGTTGTCTCTCAGCGCGGCATTGGTACTCGTGGTATCCAGTTCATGGCTGGACAGCAAGCCCTTGCCTCTCCCGAAGAGGGAGCCTACCAGGCAGCTACAACCTATTTCAATGCCTTCATCAAGGCTCTCCAGGGACCTGCCGCAGGAATGGAAGCATCCGGCCCAACCGTCACCATCCCATAGCGCTACTTCGACTCATGTCGAAGATACACGAATTGTGCATCTGCTGGAACCACCCATCCAACGAATCCAGCAGATGCCAGTTACAAAGCCAGCACACATCAAGGAGTCCAATAACGTGGCTACTGTTACAGGCCAGGATGTCCTGAATTATTTGATGCAGTTTGCTGGTCAGCCCTATGTGTGGGGTGGACAGGCCCCAGGCGGATTCGACTGCTCTGGACTTATGTGGTATGGATTTCAGAACTTTGGAATCAGCATTCCTCGTACATCTAATGCTCAGCTCGCAGCACTTCGAAGCATCCCTATTGCACAAGCACAGATCGGCGACTTGGTATTCTTCGATTCTGACAACAATGGTCAGAGTGACCATGTTGGTATGTATGCTGGTAATGGCCAGGTTCTTGTTGCTGACCAGCCGGGTGTCCCTATCCATGTGGTGTCTGTTTCTCAGGAGGCACGTATCACAGGTGTTGGTCGTGCTGGTGGTATCATCAACACTAACGTGTTTGATGGTGGTCTGACTAAGGCACAGGCTGCTGGATTTTCCAGTGTGAGTGGTGCTGACTTCAGTGCTATTCTTCCCAGCGCACGCCCAACCTATGACCTCTTCGGAGCACTAGGACTCCAGTCTCCCAACTCCAGTCTGCTCAATGAGAACTACGGACTGGCAGCTTCCTTCATGGAGTCTGATCCTGATCTAGCCAACATCTACAGCCAGGCTGTTGCAGGGACTTGGTCTACTGACCAGTTCCAGGCTGCTATCCAGAATACTAACTGGTGGAAGACTAACAGTGACAGTGCCCGTAAGATGCTTGAGGAAAAGTATGCCAACCCGGCGCAGTATCAGCAGGACATTCAGAACAAGGCTACTCAGCTCACTGATCTGGCGTCTAAGCTTGGTGTGCATCTATCTGCCACAGGTATGGCCCTGTCTCTTATACACATCTCCGAGCCCACGAGACCTCTCTACATCTCGTATGCCGTCTTCTGCTTGAAAAAAAGAAGGGGGGGGGGGGGGGGGGGGGGGGGGGGGG